TTTCTCTACGCCGTCGATCATATCGGGGCTGTAAAAGCCGTGTCCGACGTACTGGCCCGTCGAGGTCCTGCCGGCCGTCATGCTCTTGACGGTCTTCGGCGAGGTAGAGCCGACCGACCGGCTCAGCTCATAAAAGCCATAAAGCACCTTTTGGCAATCGTCGGGAATATACTTCACGCCGACGCTGGTCGTCATACCGGTGCATTTCTTCATGTACTCCGAAAGCGAGGATTCGGCATAGATGCGGCCTTCGGCAAATTTCATTTCGAGGTTTGCCGTCATGGCCTCGCCCATACTCATAGCCTCGCCGTATGTGATTTTCTTCTGCGATTTGTCGTAATTGTACTTTGCGGCCTTCATGCCGCGCAGATCAAATTCAGGCATTTCATTCTCCTTTCAGCTTTCGCGCCGCTACTTCAGCCATCGAATCGTTGACACGCTGCCATGTATTTTTTACTGCATTGCTCCAGTAATGGTCAGCAGTGATCCTGCCGCCAGTGCGGCGGCCATAGTTGAGGACAAAGCCCTTGACGCCGTAGCGCTGGTTGCGGCTGTCCTTGCCATTGATCGTCACCTGCATATACGGCACACCATGCTTATCTTTTTTGACGTTGCGGTTTTTGGCAATATGCCGGTAGGTCTCGCCCGTCCGGCGGGCACGCCCGACAGAGTTGTGTCCGGCCGTGACAAAAGCAGATTTAACCGCATCCAGCATAATTCCCGCGCCGGCAGTCAGCATCTCCTTGAGGTTTTCGTCTGTAAACAGGTCGGCTTTTTCCATCCGTCGAATAACTTCTGTGATGTTATCCGAACCGCTGTTGGTCTCTAATTGCGCCATCAGATCACCTCACACGGAATATCCGTAAAATAAGTGGCAAGCTCATCGTCATATGAATGCTCCGGCGGCTGCATCGCCACACGCGCCTCGGCCAGCGCCGCCGTGACCTTTCGCGGCAGGTCGTCGTCCTCAGTCTGCGTACCCACCGTCACAACCGCTGTGTGGACGGTTGCAAACGGCTTTCCGTCGGCATATTCGTACCGTTCGCCGGTCGGCGTCCACACCAGATATCTGGTGATCGGGTTGCCGCTGGCGTCCTCGATTGGGGCCTGCACCTTGTACACGGCGCCCGGCAGCACGCTTTCCAGTGCGCGCTCAATCTTGGTATAGCTCATACTTACCCTCCGGCTCTGCCAGGCTCAGCGTCGTGACCGGCAGCCCGTCATCATCAAGCTCACGCTGCGCCTGGTCGATGCGGTACGCATGCCCGTCGTCCAGGATGCAGTATTGGTCGGCCTCGATTGGCGGGTCGTACACGCTGCGAGGCACTGACACCATTCGTACCAGCTTCGCGCCCGCCTGCCTGCCCGCATAATAGCGGGAGGCGTAGACGGTGCGCTCCGCGTAATACTGCTGGCCGATCTTCCCAAGCTTTCGCACAGCAGGCGATTTGCCGGGGCGCAGCGTGCAGATGGTCAGAATCTTGTCATAGATCATTTGTTGCCTCCCATCTTGGCCGCGCACAGCCGATCCTTGATCTGGATGTCCAGGTTCCGGGGAAGCTGTGCGCGGTCGGCAGATCCGCGCGCACGGTACATCCATGCAGCCACCGACGCAACCAGCAGATCGTCGTCGGTATCATCGTCCGCCAGACGCCCCGGCGGCGGATAAAGTTCTCAGCCGACGTCAGCAGGCTGCGCAGATACAGTTCCTGTGGCTCGGCGCAGCTCAGGAGGCCGAGATCGACCTTGAGTAAATCAATACGCAGTCCCGCTGACATATCGGCCCTCCTTAACCGCCGGTCTTGGCGGTCACGCTGCCGGAGCCGACAGCCACAGCGCGGCCCTCTGCGTTGACCTCGACAACGGTGATGGTCTCACCCGTTGTGGCGTCGATGATCTTAGTAGCGGGGAGATCCGTCCAGCCCTTGCCAAGCCGCTCACCATTGCCCACGGCGATGGCCTGCCCGCTGGTCTGGTACTTGAGAGTGCCGGAGCTGTTGCCGGCTACTGTGACGACGCTCTTGCCGTTCGACGCACCTGCTGCGGTCGTGACGATCAGCGTACCCAGTTTTTCATTCGCAAGATCAGGCGCGAACGAGATCGACGTGGTCGGCTGCGTGTTGTGGAAGTTTACAAGCACGAAGCTCTCACCGCGTGCGGGCTTGCCATCGTAGCGGCCAATGGAGCGGTAGACCGTCATATTCCGCAGGAACAGCGGGATATCGGAGGATGCAATCGTTGCGCCCTCGCGCTCGACCATGCGCATCATGTCGCCAAAGCCGCCCGCAATATCGTTGTCGGCCATGAATTCCAGTTCAACAATATCGCCGCCAATAATCGGGAAGGTGTTATTGATGCCGGCGGTCAGCGCCGCAGCGGCGTCAAATGCCAGCGCCTTGGACATCAGGCGGATGTGTGTTTTGCGATTCATGATCCAGAACGCGCGGCCGTCCGAATACTCCGGATCTGCAATGCCCAGCGCCTCGATCAGCGAGCCGAAGAACGCAGCACCGGAGGTGGAGTCGATATCCAGCTTGAGGATGTGGCTGGTGTTCAGCGCGATAAAGTCGCCCTGATCCTTGCCCCACCAGGACGGCTTCGCCGACGCGGCAAGGCGGGTAATAAAGCCGACAGGCATTTTCACGCCCGTACCATAGGCAATCGACTTGTCGAGTGCCCGCGCGTTTGCCTTTCCCATCGCATTAAGGATGCTGGTCATGAGCTGGAGGTCGGAATCGTCGGCAAGCACGGCATTGGAGATCGCCATGTATCCGGCCAGCATATAGCCGTCCACTTCCAGCTGTGTGAAGTCGAGCACGATTTCATTGATGTTGGCGACGGCCTCCGTCCACACAGCATCAGAGGCAGTGCCGACGATGTTCTGGCGAGCATTGCCGCGCAGAGATTCGCTGTGGACGTACGTCCACAGTTTGGACTTCTGATATGTCAGATCGCGCACGATCTGCATAAACTCGGTCGGGATGCCCAACTCAGCGCCGGTCGCGCTGTTCTGCTGGGCGCGGAGCTGACGGAACCGCTGAAGGAATTCCTTCGTGCTGTCACGTGTCAGCAGCTCATCGCGCTGCTGATAGGTCATGCCGAACCAGCGGCGTTCGGGATTGCTCATTTCTACATTGCCCCTTTCGTGGTTGGTGTTGCCGGTGTCAGAGTTGGGCACCGGATTGTTTGCCGGAGGCGGCGTCTGCGCGGCCTCCAGACTGCGGATTTGTTCCTCGCGCTGCGCGATCTCTCCATGAATACGGGAGATTTCTGCGGCGTTTGTGCTGCGTTCCTGCTCAAACGTTTCAATCGCCGTGGATACGACGCCGCGCTCCTCGTCGGTCGCTGCCTCCGAAATTGCCTGTCGGAGCTGTTCCTCGCGAGCGGCGAAGCCGTCGCGCGTCTGCTCCAGCGGCGTGAGCTGCGAACGAAGCGCTGCGATCTCACTGTTGAGCATCAATACTCTAAGTACGGACATTTACGATTTGCCTCCTAACTTTTTGGTCATTTCCTCGCGCCATGCCTCGGCGCGTCGCTTCTGAATTTCGGCCAGATCCTGCCGCCTTGCGCTTACGGATGTGGACTCATACGCCGGGAAGGTGCAGACGCTGACCTCGTACAGCGGGTCAACCTCTTCAATTTCCCAACGATAGTTACCATTTCCGAGATCCACGAAGGTTTCGCGTTTGATTGCAAAACCAATGCTGCACTGGTCTACATCGCCACGCTGCACGCGCGCATACAAGCTCATCGCGTCCACATCGTCGCGGTTGATTCGGACGCTGCCCCACAGGCCGCGGTCGTCCTGCCGGAGTGCCAGCGTGCCTGGCTTTGTCCGGCCAAGCACCAGACTGGTGTCGTGGTTGATAAGCGCGCGGACGTCCCCGGAGATTGAGACGGTAAATGCGCCGGGCTTGATCACCTCACTTGCACCATCCCAAAGCTGATATTCCGAGTTAAACACCGCAAAATATCCTTCGATGTACAAGTCATTGTCCGCTGCCCGCGTCTGAAACGGCTGCGCCACGCAGCGAACCTGCCGCAACTGCTTGTCACGGTTCATTGTCGTCGCCCCCTTGTGTCAGTTTGTTCTGGTTGCCGATCATTCCACGCGGGATATAATTCTCCAGAATAACCAGCTCGTTCAGTCCCTCCCGCGGACTCAGGCCGACCCAGTCACGAACCTCGTTGCCGTCCATCAGGCCGCGAATGTACAGGCCCTCGGCCACGTCGGCCAGCTCCTTGGTGCTGTAGCTGTAAAGCCGCCTTGTGGACATCGAAAAATACAGCTCGCTGGAGATCAGCAGCTTCCGCGTCAGCTCCTGGCAAATGATGTTTGCAATGGTTGTCGCGGTCGTCTTGATCATATGGTTGTGGTCGCTGTCGGAGTAGCTGCCGACACCGAGCATATACGGCGTCACGCCGACCAGCGATGCGACCGCCCGCTTGTCGAGCTCCACGCTGTCTCGAATCGCAAGATCGGTGAGGCTGAGCGGCTTTACCTGCTGCACCTCCATCAGCTCAGCCGGGATGATCCACGGTGCGCCGGCGGTGCTGTTGGACAGGTACTGATCGACCAGGCGCTTTCGGCCATCCTCGTCGGCAAATTCATCTGCCAGCGCGTCCACCTTGACGATGACGCTCGGCTTCCACTTGTCGGACATAAATCCCTTCTTTGTTGCCGACGTCTGTCGCAGGCTGTTTGCCAGATCGTGCAGGCTCATCCGCAAACCGAGGCCGCGCCAAGGCTGTGCCGGGTCCGGCCAGCGCCGGAAGTGTAGCACCGCGCCGGAATCGAAGCGGTTGCCGCGCCACACGACATAGTAGCTTCGGCCGTTATCGTCGCTCATAGCTACCGCATCCGGCATCGGCTCCAGCTCCGTCAGCAAGCCGCCGGATGTGTGCGGCAGCAAAAAGGCGCTTCCACAGCTGTTCGTCAGCATTGTCCACACGATCCACGCGATCAGGTCCTTGCGTGTGCCATGTGCCCACGGCTGAATGTCCATGAAGCGGGAAAGAGCGTTGCGAACACGGACATCGCCGTCCGGCGTGTTCTGCATGAGCTGAATTGTCGCATTGGATATAATATCGGCAAGGCCGCCAACGGCTGCCTGCACGTCCGGGCTGTCAATCAGCCGTGTATAGCCGGGTACGCAAAGCGTATCCTGATTTACAGCACCCAGCAGGAATCCTTGCAGCGTCAGATCCTGTGCGGACCTGCGCTGCACTTTGACTTTCAATCGGCATCATCATCCTTTCCATCTTTCTTGTCATACCATCCGGCCGCCTTATTGCTGGCAGTCAGATCCTCCAGATAGGCGCACACCGCGAAAACGGCGGCGTCGAATACGTCAATACGTAAATTCGGCTCGATCTTCTGGTACATTACCATATCGTCTGATTTCTCAATGCCGGCGACATTCTGAACGCAGTACTCAAACGGCTCGGCGTGCAGGTAGTAGAGAGTCCCTTTTTTCGCGCTGTTCTCGATGTACCGGAAGCCCTCGGATTTCCGCGTGAAAAGCTGCGGCTGATCCTTGATTGGGAATCGCTCCTGCTTCATCTCC